GTTATACTTACATCCCTGTTAGAAATCTAACACATCACTAGGAATATCATCGAATTTAAATCTTGTATATTCGTCGTGAGGCCATTCCTTAAGTAATACAAAATCCTTTCTCTTTTCAATAAATTGTTTAATAGGTTCGTAATCCTTAAGGTATTTATTAATGAACATCTTTCCAGATTTGAGCGGTAAACAAATGCTCAAAATTCTCATTGCGTCTAGATCTTCAATATCGAAGCCAATTTCTTCTTTTTTGTACCACTTGGTTCTTAGTACAATATGACCAGCTATGTATAATTCAGATTGATCTGGAATATTATCTTTATCCCAATATCTTCCTAAATAAAATATTTCTCCATTATGCGGATCATGAGTTATATTCTTAATAGAAAGTTTCATGTTTAAGAAGAAACATAATCTTTGAAGGAAATGGATCTTATCGGAATTCCAATATACTATGCCATCATCGCCCAGTACTCGAGTAGTAAAACTGAAGAAGGAGAGTGTATTAGCAACTGGTTTTGGATCTATTCGCTCATTGAACAACATTCTTTTTGTAAATCTGACCTTATCAAAGTACTCTGGAAATTCAGAAAAGAATATTTCAGTTAGTTTAATCAGAGTTAGATTGAATACAGTATCCAGCAAGTTGGTAATAAATAGTCCAGAACTTATCCCACGTGACTTAAATACTAATCTATTCCCAAATAACATAGGAGTATATTTGACATATAATCTTAAATTGTCAAAAATAATCTTCTCATGAGCTGATAAATCTAACCTATCTTCCACAATAGCAAAGAATATGTCGAAGAACCAATTAGGTATAGTTCGATCATATTTACTATAGTCTAAACTATAAACAGAATTAGAATCTACATTTATACAATTACTTCTTAATGAAGCTATTGATTGTGAGATTTGTCTATTAGTTTGACCAATATTGTATGGATAATTTGAATCAGATACAGATCTTTCTTTCATTTGCTGAAGGATGTTCCACATGAAATATGCTTCAATAGAAACTACGAGGTGTGGTATACACCATACAACTCTAGGTTTAATTTTCAAAGTGTTATCATCATTGAATCCAATTTGGAAACGTCTGAATAACATTTGAGGTAATTCAAATAAACTTTGAGTTAATCCTTTTTCAGAAACAGTAAGACCAGAGGTAAATGCATTAAACATTTTACCTTTAGTTGGCTTGTGAAATATATCACGTAAAGTTCTTTTTGTCCAAGAAATATTTTCTTTGGTAGACTTTTTAAGCATTAGAGGAGTACCAGAGTGAGTTGACTTAGCAGTCAATTCAACAGCTTCTCTTAATGGTAATACATCGCACTTATTTCTTTGAGAAAACGAATTGAGTCCAAGATCATCTGCTGCATGACAGGCCGCGACGATAAAGCACGAG